CTGCTGCTGAATCTGTTGTAATTGTTGAACTTGTTGTATTTGTTGAATATTTGGTTGTTGTTGTGGGATAGGCATAATTGGATTTTGTGCGGATATACCGTAAGGATTTGGATGAACATTGATAGGTATGTAATTGATAGTTGTATCAAACCCCGCGTTCTTTATAGGTGATTCGGTTTCTGGTAAATCCGATATTCGAGTCGTTGACGATTCCATATTCTATTCAATTGTTATATTATAAGAAATCACCTAAATTTTTCCTAGAATACGAGAACTTTTGGAATTTTGTAAATAGAAATTGTAATTTTTAAAATATTTATTATATTCTCTTATTATATAAGCAATGTTTTCTCCAAATAATGGTCGATATATACAAATCGGTAAAGATATAGAAACTATGGTCAATTTAGGAAAATATATATACATTACAATATATTCTACACAAGATGGTTCTACTATAGCAACGGATGGTAATGGTAATTCCATTTCACATAAAATATTATCGAGTATAGGTTACACTTATGCAGACGAAACAATTCCAAATGGATTTATAACAATTAAATTTACAGATGGTGTTGAATTCAATGCATATGATGATGTACAAACTTTTTGGTATTTTATAGATGAATTATCTACGACACCAACTGCATTAGTATAGGAAATGAAATTCTAAAATATTACACGATAATTTTGTAATATTTTATTTTTATGATTTTTTATGACATCAATATCTGTAATATTGATTTTGTTTTATTTTTACGAGTACGGCAAAATCTTCTTTTTGCACCACGAGCATAAGAACAAGATTTTTTTGCGGTTTTACATTTACTTAAACTTCTTTTTCTGCAAGGTGTTTTTATTTTTCTTGCCATTTTCTATATATATGCTAAATATTTTTTTTTGATTTTGATTTTGAATTTGAATTTGATTTTGACTTTTGTTTTTTTTGAAATGATTTTGTTTTACGATGTTTTTCATTAAGTTTTCCGCCCATTTTTTCCAATGGATTTTCTGAAGGGTTTTCAATAATTTCATTGGAAGATTTTTCTACATCAGAAAGATTTTCTATAGGGTTTTCTTGAAGGTTTTCTTGAAGGTTTTCTGTAGGGTTTTCTGGAGGGTTTTCTGTAGGGTTTTCTGGAGGGTTTTCTGTAGGGTTTTCTGGAGGGTTTTCTGGAGGGTTTTCTGGAGTTTCATCGGAAGGTTCTTCTTTATCATTAATGGTTACATATGCAAGAACGAATGAAGTAATACCTACAAAAACATAAGCTAATAATGGAACTGCATTTTCATTCATTTGTATATAATAATGAAGATTTCTTTTTGCTTTATTTTATCGCTTCGCTTTTACAATATCCAATCACTGCACATGCTATTCTTTTTCCAGCATTCCCTGTTGTTAAACTCAATGGTGTATTTCCTAAACCACAATCATCTTCATCCGCATGAATAATTACACCACGGCCAATAATATTTGCTTTTGTTCCACGCAATTTTATAACATCATCAATACGACGATAATGAGCGATCCCATTTTTATTAGCAATCAGATTTCCTAAATCACCTACATGTCGTTCTTTTGAACCAGGACAACCATGATTTTTACCAGTTGGATTGAAATGCGAACACATACTCTCACATTCATCGCTCATATCACCATATTCATGAACATGAAATCCATGCAAACCGTTTTTCCGTAATCCTTCAATATGTATATCGATAATCACTGTATTATTGGTCAAATCTTCTGTAAAATAAACCAATCCTTTTATTTTTTTTGTGTTAAAAACCGCCACTGCGGATATTGGCGTCTTTTCCGACATTATATACCATTACGATAAAATAATTTTTTTATTTTATCGCAGGTTTCTCCAATGTCTCATTCCAATCATCGAATAATCCACCACTTTCTATATTTGGACGACGAAGAAAACAATCTTGAATCATTTCTATTTTCGCATACTGTGAAATATTTTGATTTTCCAATAGTTGTAATAATTTATATTTTTGTAAATAGTTTGAAAATCGTTCGATTTCTTCCAATATCAATGTCTCATTTTTTGAATATCGAATATCATTACCAATTTCTTCTTCCGTCGGTTCTTTATAAATATCATTGTGATAATTGACAGGTCCATGAATACTTTCAGAAATTCGAGAATATAATCGCGTAGCAAATAGTGAAGAGCATAAATTGCATTGAAAAATAAATATAGTAAAAAATGGTAATATATACATTTTATACTATAGATAGATATATTTCATTATATTATTTTTAATCCAGTATTTTTTTCTATCCATGCATTTTTGGTAGATTGTGAAAGAATCGCTCCCGTGTGTCTTTCATATGATTCTGGTGTATTAAAGAAAAAAGTATGTGCATCTTGTATACTTTCATCGTCGGTTGTTATTTTCACTTTAAAAAAGTTATTTTCATCCGATGAACCTACTTTACATTGATAATTTTTAGCACCAGTAATTGCATCACGAATATATGTACCAGGTGTTGTTTTCGTTTCATATAAATCGATATTTACCATTCTTCCATTTATTTTTCTTCGAATATAATGATAATCTTTATCTTCATTTTTGGTAATGACACCTTTTGTTTTTTTTGTTTTTTTAGAAACTTCTATAAAATCGTCGGAATTATCTGAAAGACTTTCATTTTCATAAGGTTCAAAATAATTATCTTCCATGGTTGGGTCATAAGTGTCTTCTTCGTACATATTTTTTAAATCTGGATACGATATATGATGCTAATTATTTATATTGTTTATCAAATTATTATATAATTATATATATAATACATGAATAAAACCATATTTAGAAAAAGAACAAAAAAATCGAAAAGAAAAACGAAAAGAAATAATGGCGGAAATACAGATTCACATCAAAAAAAAATAAAATCATTATTTGAAAAACCGAAAACCATACGACAAGCCAATTTTCTAAAAACCATTTGTTCTGATTCCGGACAATGCATTAGTTTTGGATTAGAAATTGATCGAATTAAACAATTTTTCCATCAATTTGATATTCCATCTCCATACATTGAAAAAGATTTAGTAAGACAAATCGGCGCTCCATCAGAGAATGGTTTTGTTACGGAAATACCTTATAAAAAAGAATCCTATCATGCCTATACAATTTTAAAATCGGCCAAAGATAAAAAAGCGGATAATTTATTTTATGAAGCTCTTGTTGGGTTATACATCAATAAAAAAAACAAAATATATCCATGTTTTTTGGAAACTTATCAAATTTATTATTATTCTGTTTCGGAAGTTTACAGAAAAATGGAAAAAGACGAATGGATTACGAATGATGAATACAAAACCATTAAAAAAATGGTAAAACAATACAATTATAAAGAAATGTTTCAATCCAAACAGATTGATGGTAGTTGCAAATATTCCAAATTCCTATGTTTACAAATTCAACATTTGAAACCCGCATTGAGTTTACAGCATTTATTAGAAAAATTAAAACATGTCGAAGAATTTTTTACAGTTCATTTAGTAAGTATATTGTATCAACTCTATTGTCCATTAGCTTTTCTTTCTGATGAATTTACTCATTATGATTTACATACAAATAATGTATTGATCTATAATCCGAATAAATTGATGAATAAATATGTAAAGATGGTTTATCATTATCCAGACAATACAACCGTCGAAATCAAATCGACATTTATCGCCAAAATAATCGATTATGGTCGTTCCTTTTTTTACGATAAAGAAGAAAGTATACATCCAAAAATGTTATATTATAAACTATGTAATACAAAGGATTGTCAACCATTCTGTGGCGAAGAGGTTGGATATGTACAATTACAATCAGAAGTAATTCCTGGTTCTTTTCATTATATTTCTTCTCAACAAAGAAATAAGTCACATGATTTACGATTGGCGAATACGATCTGGAATACACCTGGTAAATATAATGGTGAAAATTCAAATCCATTACGAATCATATTATCCAAAATAAAATATATGGAAAAATATGGAACACCTGAAATTGTTGAAACTGGCTCTCTTGAAAACATCTACAATGTAGAAGATATGCATTTGGCTTTAAAAAATTTGATTTTAAACGAACCTTATTTTAAAAAAAAATCGGATGAAATTCATTCGAAAATGGAACAATTAGGTGAATTACATGTTTGGGTCGATGGTTCAAAACCAATGACATATACAAATGTATAAAAATAAAATATAACTTATAAAAAGAATATAAACGAATTTCAATATGTATTGTAAAAAATGCCTGCAAAAAAAATAGTTAAAAATGTTGAAACAAATGAAAATCAACATCTCACACCTGAAATGAAGGAAAAATTACAAAAAATAAAGGAATTATATGAACAAAAATCCTTTATAGAGGTAGAACCACCTGTTAAAAAAACACCGGTTGAAAAATCATCGATAGAAAAACCACAGTCAGGCATTGTAGAAAAACCATCAGGCTTTGAAGAAAAACCACCATCAGATGTTCAAGAAAAACCATCGATTGAAAAACTACCGGTAGAAGAAAAACCTGAAAAAGAATTTCTCTTGGATGCTGAAAAATTATTACCGAGAGAGGATTTTTTAACTATTTTAAATAGTATAAAAGATGTCGATAATGAAGAAGAAAGAGAAGAAATCCTTTCCGAATCATTAAAACCATTTTTCGAAAAAATATTGAACAATATGCCTCTAGAAACACTTTTAAAATTACAAAACATGTCAAGAAAAAAAATAGATGGTGAAAGTTATTTTTTCAATAATTGTGAATATAAATATATTCGTCGAGATTTATTATCTCGCGATTTTAAAAAAACATTAGAAACAAATCCATCAAGTGAAAATTATTATACCATTCGAATCTGTATTTTTCATATTTCCGGAGAATGTCGAATACCCTTTTTAGAATTTTTAGTAGAACGAGAAACCCTGAATATAAACTTTCCACAATATCAATTACCTACGAATTTATTTCAACAACAATCGAAAACAAAAACACAGCAAGATTCACAAGATCCACAAAGTATTTTCGAACAATTCTGTTTTCAAAAATTCAAAGATATTACAGAATCCACCGATGAAATCGCGGAAGATGCATATAGGGGATATATTGAAGAAAATAATAATATTATATATGCTGTATTTGATGCAACCAAATTAAATTTTAATAAAAAATCAAACCAATTATGGAGTATTATTGACGAATTTATTAATGAAAAACATGTTCTTGGTAGTCCAGTTGATAAAAATTTATATTTAATGTTTCATAAAAACGAATATATGACTTTAATCAAAGATGTTTATGGTGAACCGATAGTAAAACCATGTTGTTTATATTTATGTCAAAAAAATGAAAAAGGAGATTATGAAAATGTATATTATAAAAACGAAGAAGAAAGAAGACAGGGAAATTCAATCATAGAACCAATCACACATGAAACTTTTGGAGATTCTTATATATTTACAACAGATCCATTTGTCAAATATAATTTTCCAAATATAAAACGATTTGCCAATTTTATTGATAACACATTATATGTATTAAATCAGAGAACATTGATTGAAGATATTAATTTTGTCGATGAACCGGATGATATTGAAGATGATGATAATGATGAATTACCATATCATAAAAGTGCAAAAGATTTTACATGTATTTATTTTTTCCACAAAGAAATACAATTATGGTGTATTCGTAACCGTGCAAGATTTGTAGAATTGGTTTAGATAGTGACTTGTCGGTCGACATAAGATAATAAAATATATACAATAGAATATCTATTGTATATATAGATGAGTTGTTTATTCAATAGTTTAAGTCATTTTTTACATATATCTAGTTTTGATATACGACAACAAATTTGTGATTATTTGGAACAAAATAAACCAATTATAGATGGATTAGATACAAATTACATATTATCGTTCGAAGATTCGTCTGCTAGTTCATATATACAAAATATGCGTAGAACAAGCACATGGGGTGGTGGTATAGAAATTCAAGCGGCATGTAACTTATGGAATTTACGAATTATTGTTCATAATTATCGTAACCGTGGAAACAAAAATATTGAATTTATTCCCGTAACGAATTCGTATGATAGGACAATTGAAATATATTGGACGGGAGGTCATTATGAGCCATTGTCATAATGTATGGTCGTCATTATGAGCCATTGTCATAATGTATGGTCGTCATTATGAGCCATTGTCATAATGTATGGTCGTCATTATGAGCCATTGTCATAATGTATGGTCGTCATTATGAGCCATTGTC